TGACCAAGGCCCAAGGCATGGAAATGGCAAAGCAAAGCACGATGTACCAAAAGGCTCAACTGGCAAAGGCCAAGGTCATCAGCCCGTTTTGGGTGCTGCACAATCAATGCAAGAGCAAAGCCGAAGCCTTGGAGTTCATCCGCTACATGGGATGGAGGCCAGGCTGGGCCTTTCACAATAAAGACCGTTTTCCAATCCTAAAGTAAGTTCATGCAAGAATTTAAACTCCAAGCCGAATGCTTCCAGTGGCACTGGAACAACTTTCCCGACCAGCGTGGACGATTATTCACCGTCAACAATAACGCACCGAATGCTTATGCCGGCAGCGTGATGAAGGCCATGGGTGTGGTCGCAGGGGTCAGCGACATGATATGGCTCTCGCCAACCGGTGCGGTGATGCTGGAGTTCAAGGCCGAGAAAGGCAAGCAGTCGCTCTCGCAGAAGTGGTGGCAGGGGGTGGTCCAAGAGGCAGGGTACAGGTACGAGGTCATCCGAAGCGTTGAGGATTTTCAGCGAGTGGTTGCGAGTGTGGAATAATTGTGTAGATTTGTTCCATGGCCCGACTGCTACTGCTGCTCCTGCTGACCGCTTGCACCAACGACCGCCCTTGGAAGGTGATTGAGGTGCGAACCAAGGGGGATGCCTGCGAGTATGTGCTATCCCGAAGCAACGGATTCGGGCCACAGGTCAAGACCCTGACCGATACCTGTGGGAGGTATCAGTTGTTTGAAACTATACGCAATCGGATACAATGAATGATTAATTAACAATTTAAACAATAAAAAAAATGGAAATACACATCCCAAGTGAAGAAAGATTAAGAGTAAGTACAAACGGTAAAATAATGTTTGCCGATGTTAGTTCTACTCCGCATCAAGAAAGTTTGACAATTGAATTTTACGCATTTGCCAAACAGATAATAATGGAAAAAGACAGGACTTTTAAAATGTTCATTTTTAATCAAGACCAAGATATAACAGATTTTGATTATGGATTTTGGAAGGATGGTAAAATTGTCTGGCAGTCTTTTTAGGGTTGCCGCTAACTCGCTCATTCGTGAACCAATCGTCAGCGTCTGTTCTTACCAAACCTCCCCCAGCGTCAGCCTATAAACTTACCAACCAAACCCCAACCCCATGAAAACCACACCAATCGATTTCCGACGCTGGCAACTGCACATCCGCAAGGAATGCGTCAACTGCAACCGCCCCGACAAAAGCGAAACCATCAAGGCGTGGTCCGTGAACTGGACCCTGCTCGGTCGTATCCTTCAAGCCAAAAACGCCTGAACATGGAATGGATTAAATGCTTGGACAGGATGCCGACACCTTACGAGCCAGTCCTGATATTCACGACCGACATGAACCAAGCCTACGCATGGCTGGGCGACGGCCGTTGGTACTACGAACACCAAACTTGGTTCCTAATTGAAGTCAGCCATTGGATGCCTCTACCTCCTAACCCTTTCTAATGAAGTACGGTTCAGTTTGTTCAGGCATTGAGGCAGCCTCAGTTGCTTGGCACGACCTTGGATGGGAACCGCAATGGTTCTCCGAAATTGAGCAATTCCCTTCCGAGGTATTAAAACACCGATTCCCAGCGGTCCCCAACTTGGGAGATATGACAACCATTAACCAAAACCCAATCGCAGATGAGCGACCAATTGACCTTCTCGTGGGGGGAACCCCCTGCCAATCCTTCTCCGTCGCAGGACTTCGCAAAGGTCTTGCTGACCCAAGAGGAAACCTCATGCTTACTTTTCTTTCAATCGCTGATAAATTCCGTCCCAAGTGGGTCGTGTGGGAAAATGTCCCCGGGGTATTGTCGTCCAACGGAGGAAAAGATTTTGGTACCTTCCTCGGGGCGTTGGGGGAACTCGGGTATGGGTTCGCCTATCGAGTTCTTGACGCTCAATACTTCGGAGTGGCACAAAGACGCAGAAGAGTCTTTGTTGTCGGATACCTTGGAGACTGGAGAGTTGCCGCAGCGGTTCTATTTGAGCGAGAAAGCCTGCAAGGGAATACTAAACCGAGCCGAAAAAAGAGGGAAGAAGTTGCCTCCGATGCTCAAAGAAGCGTTGGAACAACAGGCATCCCAAATGTCTGCCCAACTATTGGATGCGAACTTGCAAAACAAGTAAATAATCAAATGATAATGAATGCAGAGGCATTCTTTCACGTAGTAAATCTCCAACCGATAGCCTTTGAACCGGGCAAGATGCAAAGGCTTGGGTATGGGTATTCGGATAATGGCACATCCCCAACATTAAGGTCAGAGCCGGGAGATAATCAATTAGCAGTTGCCCAACCGATACCAATACACGACCAAGCAACACGTTTTAATGGTAAGCGAGGAAATAAGCAAGATGGAAAGGGCAATGGATTAGGTATTGGACAAGAATATGACCCATCTCCAACTTTAACAAAAGGAGATAGACACGCAGTTGCCCAACCGATAGCCTTTAAAGAGCCTTGCCCAACATTAACCGCAAAAATGCAAGGTTCATCGGGATGGGCTCCATATAATGAAACTGACCATTTGGTCGGGCAACCGATAGCCGTGGACACCTACAATTACACCACGAACAACCACACCACGCAAACCATTCGCTCACAATCAGACACCGAGCATATTGGAGCCGTGTTGCAACCGATGGCTTTTGACTGGCAATCAGGTGGAGATATGAGAGGAATGAGCCTTCAGGAGAAGACGCAGTTGCAACGATGCCAAACCCCTGCGGTTATGCACTCAATGGCTATCCGAAGGCTCACCCCTAAGGAGTGCGAACGCTTGCAGGGATTCCCCGATGATTGGACAAAAATCCCATATCGCAACAAACCTGTTGACCAATGCCCCGATGGGCCAAGGTACAAGGCTTGCGGTAACTCAATGGCCGTGCCTGTAATGCGATGGATAGGAGAGAGAATAAACTTAATCGAATCAATGCTTTAACCATGGACCTAATCTCACGAACCATCCTCGGATACACCGCAGAGGTCGTCGGAGTCAGCCCCGATGATATCTTGAGCGAAGTCAAGACCCAAGAACTGGTGCTTGCTCGAAGCATCTTTGCCGACATCGCCTACTCCGAGTACCTCTACACCTACTGCCAAATCGGGCGTATCATCAAGAGAAACCACGCCACCGTGATGCACAACCTCGAAATCCTTGCCAAAAACATGAGGGCAAGGCCCGACATCAAGTTTCTTCGTACACAGGTTTTAAACAGGACGAGAGATTTTTTGCAACATTAGCGAGAACCCCCTCCATCTTTGCGTGAGTGTACGCAGAATCAATCATCCTCGAACTCTACCGCAGCGGTGAAATCCGCAGGGCTTGCCTCACCATTACGGGGGGCAATCCGCTTTGGAAGGACCTCGAGCAAGAGGTCGTCCTGATCCTACTGGAGAAGGACCCCGACAAGATCACCAAGATGCAGGTGCAAGGTTACCTGCGATTCTACATCGTTCGTTTGATAATGAACCTGTACCGGGGAAACAACAACCAATTCGCAAAGAAGTACCGACACCACGACGAGCGAGTCGAGGTTGACCCCGAAACCCAAGAACTAAGCAAGGACTACGACTCCCTGCTCGACGACCTTTGGGCCATCGCCCAGCAAGAGATGGACTCTTGGGCCAAGGATGGGGCCTTCCCGTACGACAAAGAACTGCTCAACCTGCTGATGCAGACCGGGAACATGAAGGCCATGTCAAGGGAAACAGGCATCCCGTATCGGTCTATCATTTACTCCATCGAGCAGGCCAAGGCCAAAATCAAAACCGCAATCGAAGCCAATGGATATACTGGTTTTTCCAATCCTGATTAGTGCTTTAGCGACCCTTGCGGTCGTGGAGTTCCGGGTCCTGCCGGGATGGTTCTACGCCTTGCCATTCGTCAAGCGGAAGCCGTTTTCGTGTATGACCTGCTTCGGGTTTTGGCTTGGCTTTGCCCTGACCCTGCCGACCTGCCAATGGTACTTGGCTCCTATCCTCGGCCTTGCCTCATCTGCCACCGCAATCATCATTCGAGAATGGACCTTCAAATGACCAACGACCAGTTCGTAATTGCCCAAAAGCATCGCAAGTACTGGGACCAATATGTGGCATCGCTAACCATGCGACTACCACCCGATGCGGTTGGTGAACTGCAAGCCATCCTGACCGCTCACGGACGACCGCCTACGAATTGGTGGTGCGCAGACTGCGTAAAATCGGCTCTTCAATACATTTACCTACAAGCGGACTTGTTCCTCGAAGTTAACCAAAACACCATAACCCACTCCCTGAATGCCCCTGCCAATCCCGAACAATAACGAAAGCAGAGAAGGTTTCATCGGTCGCTGCATGAGCAATAACCAAACCAATGCGGAGTTCCCCGATACGGCTCAAAGATTGGCCGTTTGCGGCTCAACGTGGGAGAATCACAAGAGGCAGCAGTTCGAGTCGTACTCCGATTACGGCCAAGAGATTCGGTCGAATGCCAAGCGAGGGATAGAACTCAACGAAAGGAACGGGAATAAGTGTGCCACGCAGACAGGCAAGGTCAGGGCGCAGCAGTTAGCCAATGGGGAAGCCATCTCGGTCGAAACCATTAAGCGGATGCACTCCTACCTGTCAAGGGCCGAAACCTATTACGACAACGCAGACGACACCTCGGACTGCGGTTACATCTCCTACCTCCTGTGGGGCGGTAAGTCTGCTTTATCATGGAGCAGGAATAAACTTCGGGAACTTGGCGAACTCGAAGGCGAAGGATAACGAAGAAGCCCAAGTGCAGGCTCGGATGGACTCGCTTATGATGGTCATTACGACCCTGTGCGACTGTATCGGAGCGGTGGACGAGTCCAATGCCCCGAACCAGTACGAAGTGAAAATGAAAATCGTAAACAAGATTAGCGACCTAATCGACAAAATCGAATACTGATGGGAACCAGCAAGGGCAACGGCAAGTACATCGAAACCCCCGAAAAGATGTGGGAGTACTTTGAGGCATACCGGGCAGGGGTCAAGGCAAACCCAAGGACCAAGACGGTATTCCCCGGCAAGGATGCTATCCCCCAGCATGAGCCTTTGGAGCGACCCTTGACCTTGGAAGGCTTTGAGAACTGGTGTGCTGATGCAGGCATCATTGAGGACCTAAGCAACTACTTTGCAAACACGAAGGGCAACTACTCCGACTATTCAACTATCTGTTCACGCATAAAACGGGTCATCCGCCAAGACCAAATCGAAGGGGGTATGGTCGGTCAGTACAACGCAAGCATCACCCAGCGGCTCAACTCTTTGGTGGATAAGCAGGAGAATCAGGTCTTTATTGAACAATGGACCGAGGATGAATGAAGGTCATAAACACCACCGCCAAGCGGAAGATTGAATCGCTGACCCATCGCAAACGGGTCATCCAAGGAGGGACCTCGGCCTCCAAGACCTTCAGCATCCTTTGCGTTTTAATCAAACAGGCTTGCACGAAGAAGACCGAAATCAGCATCGTCGGGGAAACCGTGCCTCACCTTCGGAGGGGTGCGATTCGGGACTTCATCAAGATAATGATCGCCAAGGGCATCTTCGTTCCGGCAAGGTGGAACAAGACCCTGCTGACCTACCAGTTCGCTAACCGTAGCACCATCGAGTTTTTCTCGGCTGACCAAGAGGCAAGGCTTCGAGGTGCAAGGAGGCAGGTGCTATTCATCAACGAGGCCAACAACATCGACTTTGAGTCCTACTACCAGTTGGCAATCCGTACAAGCGAGGCCATCTACATCGACTTCAACCCGACGCATGAGTTCTGGGCGCATACCGAGGTCCTGCGAGAGGACGATTCCGAACTGCTCATCCTGACCTATCAGGACAACGAGGCTCTGCCTGATACCATCAAGCGGGACATTGAACTGAACCGCACCAAAGCCGAAACCTCTGCATACTGGGCGAACTGGTGGAAGGTGTACGGCCTCGGTCAGGTCGGGACGCTTCAGGGTGCGATATACGAGGACTTCGAGGTCGTGGAGGGTATCGATGTCAGCCGAGCGAAATTCGTCGCCCTTGGGCTTGACTGGGGGTTCAGCAACGACCCTACGGCCTTGGTAGCAATCTACCGCCAAGGGGACTGCCTGCTGATTCAGGAACTGCTCTACTCAACGGGCCTGACCAACCAAGACATCGCAGACAAACTGCGGTCGCTGGGCATCACAAGGGCTTGGGAAATCGTGGCCGATTCAGCAGAACCGAAGAGCATTGAGGAAATCTACCGACTTGGCTTCAACATCAAGCCAGCGGAAAAAGGCCCCGATTCGGTCAGGAACGGCATCGACATACTGAAACGGTTCAAATTGCAGGTTACCAAGGATAGCACCAACCTGATTAAAGAACTGCGGTCCTATACTTGGGCTACCGATAAGGAGGGCAAGAACACGGGGGTTCCGATTGACTCCTTCAACCACGCCTGCGACGCTATGCGATACGTGGCACTTAACAAGTTAAGGGTCAGTAACTCGGGGAAGTATGTTGTTGTGTAACTTTGCCCTATGAACACGGAACGCATCATCGACCTGATCATTGAAATCGGCAAGACGATTGCAGCCGTTTTCTTCATCATCACCCTTCTAACCCTCCTTTGGACCTTATGAAAGTCATCCACTACTACCACATCTACTGCGGAGGCAACTGGCAGTTAATCCTCAACCAGCACATGATGGCCGTCTGCAATTATGGCCTTATCGGGGTCTTGGACGAAATCAGGGTCGGCATCGTTGGTCCACCCGAACAACGCAAGGCGGTCAAGGAGGTGTTGGAGAACTCGATGGTGGCCGATAAGGTCAAGGTCGTGGTAACCCGGACCAACGCTTGGGAGCAGGCGACGCTGACTGAAATGTACCGAGCCTCGCAGGAAGAGGAAGCCGTGTACCTGTACGCTCACACGAAGGGGGCAAGCGACCCATCATTGATAAACCAGTTGTGGAATCGCAGCATGACCTTCTTTAACGTCGTGGCTTGGGAACGCTGCTTGCAACTGCTCGAAGGGGTTGATGCGGTGGGATGCCATTGGATTACCAAGGAGCAGTTCCCTCACATGGCGGACCACAACAACCCCGACGGCTACCCATACTTCGGTGGAACCTATTGGTGGGCCAAGTCCGAGCATATTAAAGAAC